CTTTAGGTAGCATTTATTTTAGGGGAGGCAGTAAAAAATCAAGAGCATTTTTTGAGGCTTTATTTAACAGGTTAAATATATGGAGTTTTCAAGACCAATTTTTTAGGGAGTATTATAGGTCTGGGAATGTATTTGTTTATAGATTTGATGCCAATTTATCAAATCAAGAAATCTCAAAAATCACACAAGCTTTTGGTAGTTCACTTTCTGAATCTTTAAGCAACTCAAGTAAGATTCCAAGTTCTTACATGTTAATAAACCCAGCCGATGTTAGAATGACTGGTACATTAGCATTTAACAATCCAGTTTATTATAAGCTTGTTACAAATTACGAATTAGAAAGATTAAGAACTAGAAAAACCGAGGAGGATCAAGAAATTTACGACTCTCTTCCTGAGAGCACAAAAAAACAAATCGATCAAGCCAGAAGCTCTGCTGTTCAGATTCCATTAGACATGGACAAAGTTGTTGCAGTTTTTTATAAGAAGCAAGACTACGAGCCTTTCTCAGTGCCAATGGGTTACCCCGTATTAGCTGATCTTAATTTTAAAGACGAACTTAAAAAAATGGATATGGCGATTGGTCGTTGTATGCAACAAGCTATTTTATTAGTTACTATGGGTACAGACCCAGAAAAAGGCGGTATAAACCAAAGAAACCTTCAAGCGATGCAAGACCTTTTTCAAAATGAATCTGTTGGTAGGGTTTTAATCGCGGACTACACAACAAAGGCTGAGTTCGTTGTACCTAGAATCGCTGAATTAATGGACCCTAAAAAATATGAAATTTTTGATAGGGATATTAACAACGGCTTAAACAATATTTTAATTGGAGGAGAAAAATTCTCCAATCAAGAAAGTAAAGTAAAGGTATTTGTTTCTAGATTACAACAAGGTAGAGAAGCGTTTTTAAACAATTTTTTAATCCCAGAAATTAAGAGAGTTTCTAAAAATTTAGGTTTTAAAAATTATCCTACCCCATACTTTGATGAAATGTCTCTTCAAGACAGCGTTCTCAAAGATAGGGTATATTCTAGATTGTTAGAACTTGGGATTTTAACACCTCAAGAAACTATTACTGCTTTAGATACAGGAAGATTACCCGACAAAGAAACCTCCATAGAAAATCAAAAAGAATATATGGAGCTAAGAAAAGAAGGTTTGTATACACCTTTGGTTGGCGGTAGTCCATTAGCTCAGAAAAATCAAAACCCCGAAAAGCAAGATAAACCCAAAGAAGAAGCTGGTAGGCCAAACGGAACCACAGGTATTCCTCAAGGAAACAGAAAAATTTCTCCAGTCGGACAAAGTGAAGCTTCCAAGGCTTTTAGCTTAGATAAGGTAAAAGAAAACATGATTTTAGCTCAGAAGCTAGAGAAACAGGTTGCTACTCATTTGAGAAAAACTCACAAGGTAAAGAGACTTAACGAAAATCAAAAAAATATTGCAACTGAAATTTCTCAAGTTATCATAGCGAACGAATCCCCCGACAAGTGGTCAGAAGTCGTCGATTCCTATTGTAAGAATCCCGTTGACACAAACAGCGATAGAGTTAGCTTAATTAGAGAAATAGCTTGTGAACATCAATTAGATTTTTATTTAGCTAGTATATTAGCTTCAAGCACGAAAAAGTAATATGAGTGAAGAAAACAATAAAAACTTAGAGGAAAGTCACATAAAATCAGTGGGGTACGGGGAAGTGCCCACGGATATTATAATGCCAGATATATTAATTCCCCCTCCTCAAAAAGACGAAACTAAAAAGGTTATAGAGGATGAAGTAAATGTGGCTTTTAAATTTGCATTTCTAGGGGCGGGTCAAGGCGGTTCTAGAATAGCTGAAAACTTTTATAAATTAGGCTATAGAAGAGTAGCTGTAATAAACACAGCGCAGCAAGATTTAAATTCTATCAATTTAGAAAACAAGCTTTGTTTTGGAGAGGGTGGCGCTGGTAAAGCTCCAGAGGTAGCCACTCAAGCCTTTCAAGAAAAAAGCGAAGACATTTCTGATTTTATGAGAAGGTCTTTTGGCGACAACGTAGACAAAATTTTTGTTTGCGCTGGCGCTGGAGGCGGAACTGGTGCTGGTTCAGTAATTTCAGCAGTTAGATCAGCGGTGGAGATACAGGCTAATTCTGAAACTTCAAAAAAAGTTGGAGTAATTTTAGCTTTGCCGAAGGCTTCCGAAGGGAAAAGAGTAAATGCTAATGCGGCAAATACTTTAAATGAGGCTTATGATTTAGTTGACCAAGGTATTGTATCACCTCTTATTCTGATTGATAACGAAAAGATTGGCCAACTTTATCCAAATTTAGTTGTTTCAGAATTTTGGAATGTAGCCAACCAAAGTATGGCTGGACTTTTTCACCTGTTTAATCATACGGCTGCGAAAGATAGCACTTACTCTTCTTTCGATTCCAATGACTACAAGCAGGTTTTAGATTCTGGACTAATTGTATTTGGTGCGTCTCCAGTATCAGAGTGGAAAGACTCTGTAAGTATAGCAAGAGCGGTAAGAGAAAATCTTAAAAATAATTTACTATCTGGAGGAATAGATTTAAGCACTGGTAATTCCGCCGCTGCAATTATTATAGGCGGCACAGAACAACTTAATAATATTCCACAAAGTTATTTGGATCAAGCTTTTGATCAATTATCGAAAATGATGAGACCAAACAGCGTGGTTCATAGAGGGATTTATAGCGGGGATAAACCTTCTTTGAATGTTTTTTCTGCTATAGGAGGTCTGGGTAGACCTGAAGATAAATTAAGTCAGCTTAAAAAACTAGGCGACTTACCACAGTAAAATAAAAAATAATAAATATTATGGCTACGAAAAAAAATGATGAAGTAAAACCTGGTTACAAAAGTACCGAGTTTTGGATTACTGCTATCGTTGCAATCGCTTCTCTAGCATGGGGAGCGGGAATTGTTGACCCAGCAGGGGACACAGGCGCAGATAAGACCTTTGGTTTTATTTGCTCCGCTCTTAGCGCTCTTGGATATAGCGTATCAAGAGGTCTTGCTAAAAAGAAGGCTGAATAAATGTCTTGGTTGTCTGCGTTATTTAAAGCTCTTGGAGTGGCTCTCTGCCGAGGTAAAAAAAGACACCAAAGCAAGTGACGCCGATAAGACCCCTAAAGAGCTAAAAAACAAATGGAGACAAAGAATCCTTGAACAAGAAGAAAAACTTAAAAATGAAAAAAATTCTGATTCTAATTCTGGTTAGCTTATTTTTAGTTGGCTGCGGATCGACAAAGGTAGTTTTTGTTGACACTCAGTCTAATTTAGTAAGAATTGGACCTAACGTTTCTGGAAAAGTATACGTACAGAAAAACGGCGAATGGGTTCTATCTAAGAATAAGGTGAAACTACCAGAAGGCTGGTACGCTGGAGGTTTACCTGTAGATGATTAATTTTAATTATTTTTATTAAAAAAACAAAGAGAAGCCTTTTTGGTTTCTCTTTTTTTTGAGATAAGTGTATAAAAGTATGACATGACTTTTTCTTTCCATGATATAGATATTATTTTAAAAAGAAAAGAATCATATTATAAAGGGTTATCAAAAGGGTCTAACCACGATAAAAAAGTCGCTATTTACGCCCTTCAAATTCTAAGCTCATTAAGAAAAGACTTCGAAAAAGCTTATAAAGAAAAGTAATTTTTTTACTTCTCATTTACACAAAATAAGTTTAATATAAATACACCCTTATGTTGAGGGTGTTAAGTTATGAAGAATAATATTATTAAAGTAATGTTGATTGGCGCAACCGCTACCCTTTTGGGAATGGGTTGCGCTTTTAGTGAAAAGTTGCCGTCTGTTACCATTGGTGGCGCGGCTAATAAGAACGCTGTATTGGATGCCGAGATCGGCAAGGCTGGAGTATCAGTCACAGCGCCTCTTGTAAATGTAGACGTACCATTTCCAACCGTGGACGTAAAAGACGGCAAGAAGAAGTAATTTCTCGCCTCGGCTACCTAACCCCCCAAACCGTACCCCTTTCGGGGTACGGTTATTTTTTTTGGAAAAATATTTGATTTTTTTAAAATTAATTATATTTTGCGTGTATATAAAATAACGGAAATGAAAGAAATTGAATACGAACTCGAAGGGCTTCACAACGGTGGACATGATAATTTGTCATGGAAAGAATCTTTGAAAGTTCTAAAGGACGATGACGCTGTAAATTTTTCCGTTAAAGTTGTTAAAGCTTTAGAAGAAAAGCTTGAAGCTCACAACGGGTCTAGTCACAACAAAGTTACTTTAAAGCAGCTTAAAAAAGTATACCGAAGGGCTGCTGGTAATGTTTTCGCTGAAGTACCCGATCCAGATGAAAAAAGAGGGCTATGGGCGATGGCCAGAGTTAATCTATATTTGAGGATTTTGAAAGGGGAACCATTCCCAAAGGAAACAAATGCTTCTTTAGTTTTAGATGCAAAAAATGAAATTGATTTAGTAGATTTTATGCTTCCTGAAAAGGAAGACTTTATACAGGCTGGAGAAGACATAGAAAAACATGATTTGTGTTATAAATTTTCTTTCGAGGATTTATACTTAGAAGAAGATGGTGGAGAATTACCTTTCGAATTTAATTAATATGAAAAACTTCGAACACGAGTGTAATGGTAAAATTAACGACTCCTCGTTAGAGTCCGAACTAAAATGCGACAATTGTAATTGTAATTGCGATAACGAAGATATAACAGAAGTCTGTTGTAATTGCTCATGTCACGATAATTAATTTAATACTTAGGAGATTATATAATATGTCAGCAGCAGGAAATTTTCGAGAGGACGGGTTACCAAATAGCGCACAATACGCAACGGTAACGGGTAATATTTCAGCGGGTACTCAAGCTATTGCCGCTACAAATGGTCCAATCAACATCACTGATATAGTTGTTAGTAAAAATACTGATGGTGATTTTACTTTTTACAACGGAACAACTGGTGCTGGAACTCAATTTTTAAAACTTTTTGTAAAAGCGAGTGATAATGGTAATTCCACAGACTCCATTAATTTTACATCGGCTTTAAAAATAACCGACGCGAGCGGGGTTTTTGTAGCGTGCGATTCCAGTGACACAGATTATTCCATTTTAATTAATTACTATAACTCTTATTCCAGATAAAAGGATAAATATGAGCGATCATAAATATACAACTATTTTTAGTTCTGAAATTAAACCGTTAGTCCCTGAAGATAAAGACAAGTACTTGGCTATGGCCAGCTTGGTTGAGGTTGGTGATTTTATACCAGAGGTTGACACTTCTAAAAATGTAGACCTGTTGCCTGTTGCTTTTAATGCTTGCGTTATTAATAGAGTTAATAAAAACGGTGACGTAGTTGATACTGATACAGCTATGGCAATGTACAAAGACTTTATTAATAAGCCAATGAATATTGAGCATAATAGAGATAAAGTCGTTGGCGTAATTTTAACCGCTGGTTTTAGTGAGTTTGGAACAGACAACAAACTTACCGAAGACCAAGTAAAAGAGCTAAAAGGCCCGTTTAATATTACTTTAGGTGGTGTGGTTTGGAAAGTTGTAAATAACAAGCTTTCGCAAATCATAGAGAATGCCAGTGACCCCACTAGTGATGATTATTTAAAAATTTCAGCAAGCTGGGAGCTTGGTTTTAGTGAATACAATATTATTGTTTCTTCCAAAGAGGAGAAAAATATAGAAAACGCTGAAATAATTTCAGACATTGAAAAAATTCAAGAGTTAAAAAGTTCTTTAAAGGGCTTTGGAGGTTCTGGGGTTTTAGAAAATGGCTCTGGAGTGTATAGGCAGGTCATTAATGATGTCGTGCCTTTGGGTATAGGCTTAACTGAAAACCCTGCTGCCGACGTTGTTGGGGTTGCCGTTAATCTAAAACCAGAAAATAAAAACATAGAAAAAGAAAATAAATCATCAAAAATAGAACAAAAAGGTTCCCAAACTGAAGAAATAAATGTATCATCAAATAAGGAATTAACAGTTATGGATAAAATTACTGACATTCAACAAATCACGGATGAGTCCTTGGTAGCAGGAGAGGTTAAAGCTTCTGTGATTACGGATTACATCGAGAATCAGCTTCAAGAAGCTTCCGAGAAATTCGTAGCGGAGAAGCAAGAAGTTCAGGAGAAACTTAGCGCTGCCGAAGACGCTCAAAAGACTATTGCAGAGGAATTTGAGTCGGTAAAAAAAGAGCTTGAAACTCTTAAAGAGGAACAGCGCATTAAGGCTGCTGAAGATTTATTCAACCAACGCATGGCTGCGTTTGATGCCGAATACGACCTTGACGATGATCATCGTGGTATTCTTGCATCTGACATTAAAGACATGACCGAGGAAGATTTCGAAGCTTACTCCAAGAAAATGAAAGTTCTTTTGGATAAAAAAGCTGAGAATAAAGAAACTGTCGAAGCTGCTACTGAAGAAGTAGTAGAAGCCGAAGAGACTAAAGAAGAGGCTGTAGCTTCCGTTGAAGAGCAAGACGCTGAAAATATTTTAGAGTCTGCTATTGAAAACGCTGAAGTTGACAAGGCACAATTACCTTCAACCTCTGAAGCCTCTGAAGCTACTTTGACTGAAAAGTATCAAAAAGCTTTCAATTTGGACAACTTCGAAATTGATTATTAATACTATTATAAGGAAATAAATTATTATGAGTGCTATTACTAGAACTAGTGAATTAAAACCATTCAGGGATTACAGCGAGCACGACGTAATCAACCTTTACAAGTTTAGCGGGACTCTTCCTGCTGACAACGGAAAGGTTGTTTCGATCCAGCAAGGCTGGACCCAGAGTGATGAACTCGACATGATCGACAGTGTTGGCGCTTCTTACGACAACACCGTTAGTCAAAGATGGGGCGTTGATGCCGCCGTTCGCGCTGCGAACACTGGCGACCTCAATCCTTTGGGTATGCTTCTCTACAGCGTAAGAGAAGAGGACGAAAACGGAGAAAAACTCAAATTCAATCCTCGCAAAGCTGCGGAGATGGAAGTAGTTTTGAGTGGTCAAGCTGTACCCGTTGTAACTAAAGGTGTATTCCTTTACAGTGGCTCTACTCTTGAAG